AGACTTGAAAGAATTGATAATGATTGGACACGATTTAAAAAGTAACACAGATAACATTAACAATATGTATAAGTCAACCGATAATTATGGTGATGGCAGAAACAAACCCATACCTCATGTCAATTGGGTTACTCAATGGAATACACTAATGGGAGAGTTTCCTAAAGTAAAATTCATTAAAGTAAATCCAGATGGTATACGAGGTAATACTCCAGTAAGTAGTAATATGGAAGAATGGAATACTCATGCTACAAAAGGAACATTAGAATATTGGAATTATGAGAAACTAAATGAAAGCTTTAACTGCATCTAAAATAATACCAGGAAGAAAACAAGAACTTATAAAATTAGATAACTTGTTTGATTTACCTAATAGATCAGATGAAAGTTACTTGGAATATCTTGGTAATGTATATAAAGATATGGACAATAGAGGTATGGAAAACCCTATACTTGTAATTAGAAAAAACGATTATTGGAATAGACTTCCATGGACAGGAACAGATACACAATTAGGTGTAGTAACAGGTTCAAATAGATTTAGATACGCTGTGGATAGAGGATACACACATATAGAGGGTATAATATGTGCGAATAGAGGTGACTGGTTTCCACTATGGGAAAGTACCTTTTATCGTGTCAAATTAGACTTGACAAATGGTTCATAATGTGGTATACTAAGGACAATATGTTTGATAGAATAATTTATAGATTATTAGATACAATAGTGGACTGGTGTGAGCGTTATAAGAAATACAGAATTGATAAGACTTTACCTAAACCCAATAAAAAAGAATTAGCAAAATGGGTAAAACAACAGGAGAAGTCTTATAAATAACTATGATACCGATTATACAGGTAACACAAAAACAACAATACGAAAATATATACAAGGAGAAAATATAATGGACTTTGATACATTAAAACAATCGTCAAGTAACTTTGACAAACTTACGAAAGCCATAGAGGCTAACCTCAATCCTGAGGACAAACAAAATAACAAATCAAAATACCAAGACGACAGATTCTGGAAACCAGAACTAGATAAAACTGGAAATGGTTTTGCTGTAATTAGATTTTTACCAGCGCCAGAAGGTGAAGACTTACCTTGGCAAAGAGTATGGTCACATGCATTCCAAGATGTAGGTGGTTGGTATATTGAGAACTCACTAACTACATTAGGTCACAAAGACCCTGTGTCAGAAGAAAACACTAGACTATGGAATACTGGTTTAGATAGTGATAAAGAAATTGCTAGAAAGAGAAAAAGAAAATTATCTTACTACTCAAATATTCTAGTGGTATCTGATCCTAAGCATCCAGAGAACGAAGGTAAGACTTTCTTATTTAAATTCGGTAAAAAGATTTTTGATAAGATTACAGAGTCAATGCAACCAGCGTTTGAAGATGAGAAACCAATCAATCCATTTGATTTTTGGAAAGGTGCAAACTTTAAACTAAAAATCAGAAAAGTTGACGGTTACTGGAACTATGATAAGTCCGAGTTTGAGGGCGTATCACAAATTAAAGAGAGTGATGAAGATATTAAAACATTGTGGTCTTCTCAACACCCTCTTAAACCATTTCTTGCACCCGATAATTTTAAAACCTATGACGAACTCAAAGAGAAACTGAATAGGACGATTACAGGTGTACGAAGCGCAACAACTGCTGATAAAACAGACCTCCCGCCTCAAAGTGGTAGTGTTGCGAAAAGTACTGATGTTGCTCCAAAAGCAGCTAGTGATGATGACGATACGTTATCTTACTTTAGTAAATTGGCTGAAGAGGAGTAATTCTCTCTCACATCAATAACTTTGAAAGGGCGGCTGAAAGGCCGCCTTTTTTTTATATAAATATTAGCATATGGCAATATCAATATTAGACCCTATCAAAGTATCTCAAGGCGGCATTAGAAAAAGTGTTGACTGGTATAGAAAAAACGTTGCGACACTATCTGATAGTATAACAGCGGCTAAACTAATGAGATCAGGCAAATTAAACGGTATTCCTAGTAAAGGAAGACTGAATTTCTTCTTTTATGACCCTAAATATAAAAGAGTATTACCTTTGTATGATAGGTTCCCACTTGTTCTACCTTTGGAAACAATTCCAGGTGGATTTATGGGAATGAACTTTCATTACATAAGACCTGTTCAACGAATTAGTTTATTGAACAATTTACAAAGATATGCCTCTGGTGGTATGAAGTCAACAACAAGAATTGATGCTACCTACGATGGTATTAAGAATGTTAGTATTGCGAGAAATACAATTAAGAAATACTTGTATAGTCATGTAAGATCAAGTTTTTTAAGAGTTGATTTTGATGAAGCAGCGTTGGCAGTAATGCTACCTGTACAACAATTTAAAAAAGGAAGTCCATACTAATGGCAATATTAAGAGGCGGAAAAAGAATTGGTGGATATGATATACGAATAGGTTTACCTAGAGATAGGTCGCTTGATGACGTACAATCTGATCCACGTTTAAGACAAAAGGCTGGTGGTAATCCTGAAACTACAATGGGTAGATTTCAAGCCATGGTCAATGAGGCTGAAGGCTTTCAAAGAAAAGCTAGGTTCTATGTAGAGTTTGGTTTACCAAAAGGTGCTGTTTCGGATGGTGGTAACACTAACCAAGATGAGATGCAAGGTTTCTCATCAGAGGCTCAAGTAAATTCAATGAGAGTAGATAATACACAAAGACGAGTACAAGCATTTTGTAGTGAAATATCTATGCCAAATAGAGAAGCTGTACAAAAAGAAATTAAACACAATGGACCAACAAGAAGTTTTGTTTATGATTATACTTCAGGTGACATTACAGCTACATTTTATACAGACAAGTTTATGAGAGAAAGAACTTTCTTTGAGATATGGCAAAAGGCGGCATTTAGTAACACTACACACAATTTTAATTACTATGACAACTATGTTGCGCCAATAGACATTATGGCGTTAGGTAGTTTTGCTAGTAGAGATGAAAGAGATGATGTTACCTATGCAGTTAGACTAATGGGTGCATATCCAAAAACAATAAGTGAAGTATCATTTAGCCATGATGCCAACACAATACAAACATTTACTGTTACATTTTCATTTAGAAACTGGGTTAACTATTTCATAGACAGAAATGGTACAATAGATTTAGGACAAAGTGATTTTAAACAACCAACAGTCAAAAGAGCTGGTGGTATATTTGGTGGACTAATTAGTATGTTACCACCAGAGATAAGAAGAGCAGGACGTGACGTATTGAATGAATTGAGAAAAAAGGCACCAATAGGCAGAGTAACTGGTGGTAGAGTATTCCCACCATTTAGAATACCACCGTTAAATATTTAATATAATAAGGAGACATAATGGCGTTACCAATAATTGAAAACCCAAGATATGAATTGACTTTACCATCAAGTGATGTACAAGTACAGTTTAGACCTTTTGTAGTTAAGGAAGAGAAAATACTTCTAATGGCTATGGAAACAAAAGACAACAACGAAATAGTAACTGCAACAAAAGACATACTGAAAGCTTGTACATATGAAAAGCTTGATATAGAATCATTACCTATGTTTGATATAGAATATTTGTTATTACAAATAAGAAGTAAGTCAGTAGGTGAAGTTGCTAAATTTAAAGTGATCTGTCCAGATGATAAACAGACAGCCGCTGATGTAGAATTAGATTTATCTGCTGTACAAGTACAAGTAGATGATGACCACAGTAACAAAGTTGTTATTGACGAAGAAAGAAAACTAGGTTTAGTATTAAACTATCCATCGCTAGGTATAACCAAGGCTGGTTTTGATGTGAACAAAGAGAACGTAGAAACTATGTTTAACGTAGTCGCTAGTTGTATTGACCACATCTATGAGGGTGATAAAACTTATCCTGCGAAAGATAGTACAAAGAAAGAACTAGTTGAATTTTTAGAAGGTTTATCACAACAAGCATTTTTAAAGATTAAGAAATTCTTTGATACAATGCCACAATTAAGACATGAAGTTGAGGTTACTAATCCTAAAACGGGTATAAAAAGTACAGTAACCTTTAAGGGATTACAAGATTTTTTTCAATAAGCCTGTCCCACAATAGCCTACAGGCCTATTATGAAACCAATTTTGCCCTTATGCAACATCATAAATATTCATTGACGGAGTTAGATAATCTAATGCCGTGGGAAAAAGAAATATATGTTGGTATGTTAACCAGCTATATAAAAGAAGAAAACGAACGGAGAAGGCGAGACAAATAATGGCTGATGATATAAAGGTTGCAGAACCAAAACAAAAAATTCAAGTAGATTTAGAGGTAGATACATCTATAAAAGATTTAGGTGTTAACCCATACTCAAAATTAATTCATATGGCTAGAGCTGTAGATGCTTGGAGAATATTTCCAAGGTTGTTTTTAACAGTTTACATAATCTTATTATATAAGTGTGTCATATGGTATATGAACCTAGGTGCGCCTACAATGGAACAAAGTGGTTTAATTAGTATCGTAGTTGGTGCTGGTGCTGCTTGGTTTGGTTTATACACAGGAACAAGTAAAAGTAAAAAATAATGGCATTACCCACAATCACAGCATCAGGTAGTAACGAAGTAGAAAGTGTAGTAGCAGAAATAGGTCAAGCTATATTTAAAAGAGCTAAAATATCTATTGAAACTGCTGCGTCTGCTGTTGTACCAAGTATTCCTGAAATGGTTGCTGAGATTACAGAAGATTTAAAATCAGGTCCTATGAATAGATTTGCTGAAGGATTAAAAAAACTAGATAAACTTGTTGATAATCTAGGTGGCAATATATCTGATTACAGTAAAGAACTTGCTGGATTTTTAAGAGATAGAGAAGAAAAAACTATTAGATCAGAACAAACTATTACAGAGTTAAGAAAAAGTAATATCATAGCTGAAGTTAATAAAATTACTGGTACTGTAGAAATATTATCGAAAGCACAAATTGAAAAACAAGAAAATAGATTAGAAAAATTAAATAGTGAAAGAGAAACACTA